GGTAGCGCCCCCTGACAAAAGCAGGAATGATGCCATTTGCTTGTTATTTCTTCATTTTCATAAACGTTGGTTTGGGAGAATTATCTCTGGCTGGCACTGTATCGGGTGTCATTGGCCTGAATGGGTATGTAACGATTCCGTTAATTATTTCAGGTTCCCGGAGAACACTGATTATTCAGTGGGGGCAGGCGAGATTTGGTGGGTCTGGCGGTGAAGATGCCGGATATCTTAATGATTTTCCTTTTGCCTTTCCGTCAGCATGTTATGGAATGATAGTTAGTCATGTGGGGCATACACCTTCAGGCGCAGGAATCCTGTCGGCTTCTGCAATTACATCAAATCAGTTCCGCGGTTTTTCAAGCATAGCGACTGCTGCAAACGCTGTATTAGGTCGTTATATCGCTATAGGGGTGTAATATGTTTTATAGTCCATCTTTAAACATTTTTGTGAATCCTGCACTTAAGGATGATTACATTAATGCAAATTCATGGCCAGATGATGCTCTGGCTGTCAGTGATGATGTTTATAATGAATTTGCAATCAATACGCCTCCAGATGACAAAATTCGTGTTGCAGGAAAAAATGGATTACCCACATGGGCACTAATACCTCCACCATCACATGAAGAACTTATTCAACAGGCAGAATCAGAAAGGCAATTATTGCTTAATCAGGCCAACGAATACATGAACAGTAAACAATGGCCCGGTAAAGCCGCTATTGGTCGTCTGAAAGGTGACGAGCTGGCGCAATATAATTTGTGGCTGGATTATCTGGACGCACTGGAACTGGTCGATACTTCCGGTGCGCCAGATATTGAATGGCCTACGCCTCCGGCAGTTCAGGCCAGATGACATCCGGTGCGGTGCTGGTATCTGTTGCCGTCACAGCGTCGATATAATCCAGCACAACGTTAAGTCGGGTAGTTTCTTCTTGCGTCAGTTTACGCCCGGCCTGCAGCTTTAACTGAATCACGCTGATATTGGCCATTGCTGCGTCTAATAGCGACTGTTTTTTCTGTTCAGCGTCAGCTACCAGTTCATCATGAGAACGTTCCTGAGTGGGTGGTGCAGTAAATCCCCCGTCTGAATAAACCCAGCCGATTCCGGGCTGCTCACTGATATCAGAAATATTAATGAGCTGCTGATTATCCGGCACCGTGAATTCAGCCTCGCCATTCCAGGCAATGACATTCACAACCATCCCATTTTCAATAACTGCATATGACATATTCATTATGCAAACTCCTCAATAATACAAATCCCAGCAGCCCCTTTCCCGCCCTTCATACTGGTTCCGCTATAACCGGCATCGTATGCACCACCGCCGCCTGAACCATATGCCTTACCGCTAACACCACCGCCAGCGCCTGCGCGTCCACCGCCACCCCAGTACGATGTTCCGCCTTCACCGCTGACGCTGATATTTCCGGACTGACCGTCGCCTCCATTTCCACCAGTGATGCGGATATCGCCAGTACTCGGCACACCTCCGTTACCGCCGTTTGTATTTGTAACTCCCACTTTCCCGCCACCTGCGCCACCAGGAGCAATTAACGATGCAAATACGCTATTCCCGCCACTGGTGCCGTTCGTCGCACTAACACCACCGGCCCCACCTGCGCCGATAGTGACAGGATAACTATTCTGTGTCGGGGTAATTATTGAAATTATTGTTCCACCGGCCCCACCGCCAGCACCGAAAAACGTTTCATTATTGGATATAGCCTGGCAGCCGCCCCCACCACCACCGCCACCCGTTATTGTGACCCTGATCCGTTTTGTTCCTGGCGTCGGGGTGTACGTACCTGATGACGTGAAAACCCGGGTATTCACCCAGCGTCCCACGTATCCGCTTGTATCTCCCAAACCAAGGTTTTGAAGAGCCGTTTTCACCGTGCCGTCCGATTTGATATCGCCAAACGGATTTTTGCGACTTAACAGCAGCGCACGAAGCGCGGTAAGCAGCTGGTCATGCCGCCCCTTCTCCAGGCTGGCACCGGATGCCTCCACCACGCTGCAGAGCTCTTCCTGCAACATGTCAAAGTAGTCATCATCCAGATCGGTGGCAGGCGTGCCTGTCTGGGGGTTACCACGGGTAAAACCGTTCTTACCCGCGCCGAACTTATCCTTTTGCGCGGTTTTCGTGTCTATACGATGCATGGATTACTCCGGATATTTAAAAATTACGTAGGTATGCGACGGGCAGAGTTTGTTAAGCACGCACTCGATAACGGTGTCCCCCCAGATACGCAGTGCGGAATCGCAGGGATCGCCACATGTCATCCAGGTGGTGTTGGTGGCAGCTGGCATATTGACCTGCCAGTAATACCGCCATTCCGGCGCATTCACCGCGTCAGTACAGGCCGATGAGCAGGTGAACGTGCTTTTGTCGTATCGCGTGATGGTGGCATCTGGTCTGCCCAGGGCAGCAAGCTGCGCAAGGTAAAAATCCTCATTGATGCCGCCCGCCAGGTTAACCTTCGCATCCAGCCGTTGCTGACGCTGGCGAAGGGTCTGCGTTCCCGCTGGAATACATTCATCCGGCAGACCGCACAGACGCTCCCAGCGGTTTATCAGTTCAGTGGTGGTGCGCGGATCCAGCTCCCGCATCAGGGCATCCGCACGCTGATGAACGCGGGTTAATGACTGTGCCGCACCGGCAATCGCCGGATCTCTGGCTGACCACGCCGGACCGGGTGGCAACAGTGCCGACAACAGACGGATGTAATCATCGTTTGTCACGTCCATGAAATCGTTCCCAGAACCGCCAGTTCATTTTTCGCAATGGAGATATTGTCTGCCGGTGCAAGCAACTGATGGCTGTATTCCCCGTTCGCACCGGAAATCGCCTCACTGATACGCGATACCTTCAGTTCTCCCTGCGGATAACCATCACGCAGAAGAAACGAACGCAACTCCGCGGTGATGGCGGCTCGTATTTCTGGTGTGTCCGGCGTCACGCGGATATGAAAATCCACTTTGTGCGCCACCGGCCTGAATACATACAAATCAGAGCCTGCCACCGGGGCCAGTGGCACGATATGTTGTCTTGCTGCCGTTTCCGTTGATTCTTCCGGAATGGGATTAATCAGGTCACTGCTGGCAATCATCACACCGACAGTTCCCGTTCCCATCCAGTGACGGTATGTCCATGCGCGGGTAATGCCGGGCACTTCTTTAGCCCAGACGACATAGTCCCCGTCAGCCCCGCCCTGAGGCGTCCAGTAATACCGCTCAATGACGCGGGCGCGCCACGTTTCCAGCTCTTCAGTATCAAATCCGCCTGTAAGGGTGTCAGCCACACCGGAAGACGGCAGACCATTCACCGGCGTGACCAGGATTAATGCCGTACCGTCGTCAGCGTTACCGACCGCACCTGCACTTGAGCAGGCGATCGGCACGCGCAGGACACCACCGGAGCTGGTTGCATCGGCAGTTGCCGTGTACTGAACCAGGTCATCGCGCTGAATAACACTCCCGGCGGTCACCTTCAGGCCATCGCTGACACCTTCCCAGCGCATATACCCGCTGGCAGCCGTGGCCCCCTTGCGCGGACACCGTTTCATCGCAGCATGTCGCGCCAGCCAGGACTCATCGCACAGGTCAGGCAGCATGTTCATTGCCAGATAATCGATGTAACCGTAAACCGTATGCAGCGCCGCCGCATACACCTTTGCCCGCACGTCTTCATCCATGCGCCGGAGCGTGTCGCTGACGTCCAGCCTGGCGAATAAATCGTTTCGGAGCATACTGATATTTTCTGCCAGCGTCGGGCGCTGAAATTCACTGTCCGCCATGCGTTATCGCACTCCACAGATCATCAAAAGAAATCATTACCGGTCCGTCACGACGCCAGAGAGTGATACTGTTACCCAGTTCATTAATCCCGGTGCGGCGGATATCCAGATCAATACGGGACACCACGCCGTCATCAATCATCCATTGCAGGCATTCGCGGATATACCCCCTTACCGTCTGCACCATCTGATTGGTCAGTTTGCTGCGCTGAAGCAGCCACAGTCGGGAGCCGTAACGGTCATTCTGTACCGCAGGCCAGGTATCCCCCCACCATCCCATCGGGACGTCGGCGTTGTCATCAGGCTCCGCCCGCCGCCAGGTAAACAGGGAAATCACCACGGCGCGGGTCAGCGGATCCAGTTCTGCGCTGGCGCAGGTGCGTTTACCGTTCACCGTCAGCCACAGTTCCATCATGCCTCCATCGCTTTATCAGGTTTGTCGGTGTTACTGCCCTGACCGTTCTCTCTGTGACGATGCCCGTTATAGGCAAGCCGCATCGCTGACATGGTGGTACCGCCGGAGTCGCACAGGTCTTTCACCTGTCCGGTCACTTCCAGGTCCATTTCAAAACGTGCTCTGGGCGCATTGCGAAACGTGATCGTTTTACCTGCACCGTCCACCACGATCCCCTCCCGGGTCAGCGTCACAGACTGCCCCTGATCGTCATAGACAGCCACCTCACCCGTCTGCAGCCCTTTCAGGCGGTAGCGCCGGTCCGACACCGTAACAACCACCGCATGAGAACGGTCGCCATCCGGAAACAACACCACCGCTTCCGCACCGCTGTTTGCCCTTGCGGTAAAACCGTAGGGTTCAAGATGTTCAACCCCGGCTTTGGGTTCACCGGCAATCAGGGACACATCCACGGTCTGACATTTCGTGGCGGCACTGATGCTTTTCACCACTGCCCGCCCAATCAGGCCGAGAAGTTGTCGCTGCATGGCTTCAATCGTCCTCATCAGAACGGGTCCTCCTGTACTCTGGCTTTTTTCTTTTTCCGCGCACCGGGATCTTCGGGTTCAGGCAGATAAGCATCAGGTGGGCCGACACGGATTTCCGTCAGGGTGCCGTTCTGGTCCTGAGTAAACGTGACTTCCGAAACAAGCAGTTCGGTATTGTCGAAACCACAGACCGGATCAAAGACAATCACCCGCTGGTTGGGCTGCCACAGCGTACCGTTACCCTGTCGCCAGCCCTGCACCACATAGGTGGTTTCATCCGTCCGCGCCGCCCGTTGTCGGGCTTCAAAGTCCGCACGGGCAATACAGCCTGCCCCCGTAGCCTGCCCTGTCTGCCTGATATACATCGGACGGTAACGGGCAATAAATGCGTCCTCTGTGCGGGCCCGCAGCGCGGTGGTGGTGGCCTCACCGAAATCATCGTCGTTTCCGGCACGCTGCCCCGCCACCTGGTAAACAGAAAATCGCTCCCGGATACTCTTCTCCGTATCGCAGGAAAGGATGTTTTCCCCAAGTACCAGCGCAGTATGTGCCCGCGTTGAGCCAATACCGCCAATCACCAGCCTGCCGTGCGGGTCGTCGTAAGCCAGTGCCTGCTGCTGACCGAGTATTTTGTTGATTACCTCAATCACCGTTTCACCGTGATCAGGCTGAACATCAGGAATAACACCCGACGGCGCACCGCTGTTCACCACCTCAATGCCGAAAGGCGCAGCAAGCGCCTGCGCAATCTGCACCAGCGAGCGTCCGTTAAACTGTGTCGGTTCGGCTGCACAGTCAATCAGGTCAGCCGTCAGACTACGTCCGGCAATACCGGTGCTGACCGAACGGGCATCGTAACGAACGGGAGTCGCCTCCACCCAGCCGGTGATCACCAGCTCATCACCAATCAGCACTTCCACTTTTGAACCGTTTTTAATGCGCGGCTGAAGCGTGGTGATACCCTCATCTCCCGGCCACTGGCGAGTGATCTCCACACTGAAATCCCGCGCCAGCCGTTCAATACCGGCACCGATGCGCACCGATGTCCAGCCATTCCACTCCCGGCCATTTACCCGTAGCGTGACATTGTCGTTCATTGCACTGGCACCTTCAGAGGGATCACCGGCACAAAGCCGGGATGCGTAATGGCATTACGCCGGATAATGTCCGCGTCACGCGCCGCGTTATCAAACCAGGTCGCCGCCAGCACCAGCGCGGGTAAAACCTCATCCGGCGTGCGCTGAATGATCCGTGCAGACTGTTCAAGGCGCGTGTTGATATCCGCATTCAGATCTGCTTTCACCCGGCGCAGCGCCAGAAACAGCGCATCACTGGTTGTACGGGACAACTCCTTATCAATTGCCGTATTCAGTGTGTCGCGAATGTCAGTCAGTTCTTCCCACGTCGGCAGGTCAACTGTGTTTTTCACCGCCGGTGCATTGTTCAGTGCCGGATGCGTGACGGAAGGCCAGCCAGTGCTCTGCGCAGGTGTTGTTGCCTGCCCCACTGCGGCATTCTGCATCACCGCGGAAGTTGTTGGCGCAAGCAATCGGGTGACGGCATACGCCGCTTCGCTGATTGCGGTCGTACGAAGGGTGCTGGCAACCACGTTACGCTGCTGCGTAGCCGTGGCGGTGGTTTTACTGTCCGTTTTCCAGACGCCGCGCGGTTGCAGATCGCTGCCGAGGCTGACACCGGAAAGCGTTTTGATCATGGTGACCAGGTCGCTGGCGTTACCATAAAGGCGCTTCCCGGTACGCCACATTTTCTGCACCTGCTCAACGAAATTTTTGCCTGACGATGGCGGCGGCAGAAGTACCGAGATATCCCCCTGCAACAGCCTGGCGGCATCCGATACGGCAGAATCCACCACTTTCATCGCATCAGAAACATACCCAAGCATTGTGCTGGCATTACCGACGACGTCGTTCTGCACAAAATCTGCCACGCCATCGATACTGAAACTACTGAAACTGTCACTGATGCAGTCATCCAGTGCAGAACAGGATGACATCAGCGTCTGCGCCGTCGCCGCACCTGATGTGGGGTAAGAGAGTTCTCCCGCTTCGACAAACTTCAGGTCAAAGCGGACAATACGCCCTTCACTCTTCGATGTGCTGACCCGAACCTCTCCGTCAACACAGACTTTCAGCTCACCGTAAGTCGGATGGACAAGCGTGCCGGGACCGGGTTTATTCAGCGCGTTAATCAGGCGATCGCGCTGGTCAAAGCAGTCATCTCCCACCACATAAGCCGTGATGGACGGGCGGAAAGTGATTTTCCCTAGGTCTTCGGTATAGGGTTTGTCGCGGTTCGGGTATTCGTGCGTTTCCACACGACGACCGGTTCCCGTACTTTCTTCTTCAACCTTAAACGGCACACCGCGAAATGACGCGTCCTGAAATCTGTCTTTCCACGTCATATAAACTCCGTACATAAAAAATCCCACCGGAGTGGGACTCATTAACAGATTAATTTTTCATTACCTGCCAAAGCGCGTATAGCCAACATCATGGCTGACATCAAAACCGCTGGATCGCGTTTCCATAACCCGCATACCCGGAGGCGAATTCACAAAAGAGACCTTGATCTCACCATCAACTTTTGGCGCAGAAGCTTTGTTAATCATGAAGGGATTCGGGCCTGTGGCACCGGAGGCGTTGTTTGACTGAGCCAGATCCACCACCGGATAAGGTATGTATCCCCGCGCCGATATTCCCGTCCCATAAGCATCATAAGCACCCGCGCCCCACTGCGCAGAGTTAATGGCATCGACCGTGTCACCGGAACTGTCGGTAAACCACTCAATAATTGGCTTCAGCTTGTCCCACATATCCTGAAACCACTTAACAACCGGCCCCCAGTTATTGATCACCATCCCCAGCGGCGACCAGGCAAAAACTTTCTTAAGGAGTTCCCAGCCAGCCTCAAAATAAGGACCAATGGTTTCCCAGAGTTTCTTAAAATAAGGTCCAACAACATCCCAGTTAGTGATAATTAATCCCGCAGCCAGGGCTATCGCCGTCGCAATCATGCCAATCGGCGTCATCGACATGATCCTGCTGACAATACTGATGGCACTGCCCACGCCCATCAATCCCAGTTTCAGAATCGCAAGACCGGCAGCAAGCCCGACGACGCCGCGAATAACCCGGGGATTTTCATCCGCAAACTTCGTGAATTTCTCCCCCAACTCCCCCAGCCATTGCGTGATATTTTTGGCGTCACCAGAAAATGCGCCGCCAATAGCCGCAAGGCCGTTAGTTGCGGTCCCCGTCATTGCCTCCCACAGGTTGGACAGCGTACCAAGCTGGGCCTGAACACGTTTATTCAGGCTGGCCTGTTTATTCATCTTCTGCTGGATCTGATCGTAGCCATCCTTTCCTTTATCGATTAGTGCATTGACCACCTGAAGGGTTTCGGCATCATCACCAAATATTGCCTTAAGTACACCTGTTCGCTTAACGTCGGTCAGTTTTCGCAGCTTTGCCAGTTGCCTGAACATGTTATCAAGACCGCCAAAACTTCCTTTGCCGTCAGTAAAATCGAGCTGTACCCCGAGTCTCTGGCGGGCCATGACTTTATTGACGTCCCTGATTTTCTTAACGCTTAATCCGGACTGGATAACTTTTCGCAGGGCATTACCTGCCGACTCCCCGTTCATCCCCATCTGATCCATCATGACGCTGATGGGGGCAAGGCTCTGTGCAGCCTGAAGACCGTCCTTGTTCACCATCTTCAGAACAGAACTGGTTTTAGTGAAGAAGGACAACATGTTGGTATCGTCAACGCCCAGATAAAACGCCTTCTGGATAGTGTCGAACAGCCCCATCATGTCTTCTGACGCCGTTCCGGTAGCATCCTGCATCTTTGCAGCAAACTCAGCAGCCGCTTCCGGTGTTTTTTTCAGTTGTACCGCAAGATAAGCTGTCGCTTTACCCACACCACCCAGAATGTTTTCTGCCGGGATCCCCTGACGCACCAGCATCTGCATCATGTTCTGGAAATCAGCCGTTGTACCGGGTAGCTGGTTACCCAGGCCAATAGCCAGTTTATTGATGTCCTGAAAGCTCTTTCCAACCTCGCCGTTCGCATCCATCATGGCGACTTTCAGCCCGGTGGCGGCGTTTTCCTGATCGGCATAAGATTTCAGGGAAAGCGTCAGACCCGCTGCCAGTCCGCCACCAAGCGCCAGCCCACCCTGTGACGCTTCTTCCGCCTGGCGTTTAAATCCCCGGATTTTCTTTTGCATTTTCGACAGCGCGGGAGAAAGCCTGTCGACACCGGTGATCAACGCCTTAAGCTCAAATTCAGCCATGTGTGCGTTTCTCCTGCTCTATCCTGTTTGCCTGACTGACCAGTAAGGGAATTTCACTGATCGGCATATTCAGCAATTCGAAAGGATTAATGCGCCAGTAACTGGCGCAGTCAAAGAAGCGATCAGTGAGGTATTCAGCCGTCAGGCCTGGAGGAAAAAACCGGCCACAAGCCACGCCGCTGCATTCAGGTCTGCCGGAGACATCTGGTCGACAGAGCTTTGCGGCACTTTCGCCAGCCGCACGATGTATTTCGATACCACATGCGCCAGAAGTCTGACGGACTCATCCTGATTCATCTGGTAGGGATACCCCAGCTCGCGGACATCTTTCCCGGTGGGCTCATCAAACTCCAGTACGGAGAGTGTCTCGCCATGAGCGGTAATCGGTTTCTTTAACTCAAGCTCTTTCATTACTGGTAATCCCCTTCTTCACCGTGGAACTCAAGATCGACCGTGCCTTCTTCGGCATTATGGTTCGCTTCGCCGTGCAGCCAGGCAGACGACAGTACATAGACCTGACCGTTCGCCAGCTCGGCAGTGATGGTCATCTCATCAGACGAGGTGATTTTGCTCACCGGAAAATTCTTCGGCACCTTGAAGGTCCCTTTGACATAGGGCGCACGGTGAGTTTCCTTGCGGTCCACTGAACCGTCCAGGCCGATGATGTCATCATTGACCGTCCTGTTCATGGGCACCTCAATGCCGCCGGTCAGCGATAGCTGCTGACCGTCAATTTTGAAATAACAGGTTCCCCCGATACGTGCCATTATGCAGACTCCTCTGAATACTGAAGACGGAACTGGTTAACCACGGCAAAGACACGCAACTGGTTAACATAGTCAGGCGGGAACAGCGTGTTCAGGCGGTTCGGATCGCTGGCATCACGCTCCACAACCAGGTACTGCTTAAACAGTTCGTAGTTTTCCACGATCCCCGCACGCTCAAGCTGACGGTAGGTTGCCAGCAGTTCCCCTTTGATCACCGCCGGGGTGACAATCGCCTGACCGGGACCAAAGCGGGTACCGTCACTGGCAAGCTTGTGACGCCCGTACTTACTGGTAATGACGGATTTCAGTTTGCGCAGTACATACGCGCTGGTATGCAGTGTCTCACTGTCGAGGTAGCTGTTATCCGCAACCCCGTAAGCGTTTTTCCTGTACGTGGTGACATCACGCTGAATGCGCAGCACCCCGCTTTCGACATACGCCGTTGCCACGCCATGAGACAGCAGGGTCTGTTGTTCGGTCATCGTGAACCGTTTCCCCTTCGGCGCAGGCAGCATACCCACCAGCTCACCGGTCTGCGTGGGACGTGCCGGATCGTTGCGAATAAACACCGCTGCGCGGGCAGTACGGCTTGCCGCCAGCTCGTCAGCAGGCGTCTGGGTCTCTTTTTCGTACCCCGCCAGGGTAATGTGCTGCTGGTTAAACTGGTCACCTGCGGTCACCAGTTCTGACAGCGTGCCGATCTTTGCCGTATACACATGACCATACAGCTGACGCGCATAGCTCCAGCGACCGCTGGTATCGTTCATCTCGGTCACCAGCGTGTTAACGGAGGCCGTGTCGTTGAACGGCAGGCCGATATAATCAAACGGCTCATCCGCCATTGCAGCCACCGCGCCGGTGAGAACAGGAGAGCCCGTTCCGGCGGTCCCCGTCGCCACGGCAATCTGTACGCCCGCAGGCAGCACTTCGCCCCCACCAAAGCCGTAGTAATTGAGGCTGACAGGAATTTCATTCCCGCAAAGCCCCTTATGACGCGCGGTCAGTGTGACCACGCCAGCCGAAGATGAAGCTGTAAACGGCAGAGTCGGAACGGCATTGATGGCATCTTTGATACTGCTGGCAATCGTCGTGACGTTATCGCCGTTGGTCACCGGAGCCTGCACGCGGGTACGTCCCACATAGACATTCACCGTGCCGCTTTCGGTTGCTTCCCCGGTCACCGTCAGCGTAACCGTTGCCGCCGCGCCTGTGGCTTCCGGAACGGCAATCACATACAGCTCACCAAACGGGTCGGTCTGGCGATAAGCCTCGACCATACGCGCCAGCTGACTTCCCGCACCACAAATCTGGCGTGCATAGTCTGCCGACGGCATCAGCACCAGACTGTTGGCAACAATCTCTGCACCGTTATTGGCATGACCAATCAGCAGCGATGCTCCGCTGTCCTGTGCAGTATTCGCAGCCTGGTTATCCATTTCCGCATAAAACAGCGGAACCAGCGTATTCGACGGAATGGTGTTAAAGCTTATCGTCATCGGTGTTCACCTTTTTATTCACGCGCCGGATATCACCCGCTGCTTCACGGCGCAGCCAGTAGTTGTTCTCATCAACATTTCGCCCTTCGGCGGGCAAAAGGTCGCCGCGGGCAGGGTCAGGCACTGACCGCCCTTTAACAGGTTTCACAAACATGATGATCCTCAGGAAGGAAGGGGTATTTCGGTGTGATGTTCGATATCGCCGTCAGGCCCGTTACCGGGATCGAGATAATCAACATCAATCGCCAGCGTTCGCAGTTCATCCAGACTGTTCAGGTCATCCTGCTGGCGGGTATCGTCTTCGGTCAGCTCGCTGATGACCGAAAAATCGAACTGATAAATCAGCTCATGACGATTCAGATCCAGCAGCGTGCCGCCGTCATAGGTAATCGGGTTACCGCACGCTTCCGGGTTCCAGCCCAGCAGGGCCTTAAAGAGCATCTGCCGGACATCGTCCACCACATCATACGAAGCAAACTGACCGCGCTCATCACGCCCGTTACTCAGTATGACAACCACGGAGAAGCCCTCTTTCAGCTCCTGCCAGTAGTCGGTCTGGCTTTTGTTTTCTCCCGGAGAATCATCACCCGGTACCACATACGCCGCCGGGAGTCTCAGCTTTCCGACCTCCGGCAGATTTTTGAACTGTGCCGCGCCTGCCACCCGGTTTTCAAAATACGGGCAGCGGGCACGCAGCGCAGCAATAACAGGCGTCAGTTTCATCTGTGTCGTCGCTCCGGCTTCAGTGATTTACGTAATTCCCGCGCCAGAAAATAGCGTGTCCAGCTGCGGTTCTTTTCAAGAGTTTCCACCATAAAGTTATTACGTGGAGCCAGCCGCCAGCCGCTGCCACCGGATGCACCACGATGATGGCTGCGACGACGCTTTGCCCCTCGCCTCACGCCATAGAACAAAAAAGCCGGATAAAAATCACCGGTGATACGGCGGTTTCCCTCTCCATTACGCTGGTTAGGGGCTATACGTGCTATAAAACCAGGGCGATGTTTACTGGCTCTGGGTACCATGTAACCAATCGAACGAGCCAGGCGTCCGGTCTGATAACCGGGGTTTTCACCCGGTGCCGACCGCGCACGGCGCATCACCAGCCGACGGGCATCACGCATATGACGCTGACCAATCGTGACAAACGCCCGCCGGACACGGGCGCGGTTAAAGCGCATCTCCGCGGGCTGCTGAAAATCAACGTGCAAAAAGGAAGTCGTCATTGTTGCCTCCGTGACTCTGCCTACATTCGCCCAGCTCCGTACACTCCAGCAGCAGAAAGCGCCGCGCCCCGTTCAGATCGCGCTGACGTTTCACCCGGTACACACTGTCACCGCAGACCACCTCATAATCAGCGGTGATCCCCCGGCGATAACGAATGGTGATGTAATGGGTGATGGCGTCCCCGGTCTGCGCGGTTTCCTGCCAGGTGGTGGCACTGGTCTGGATAACCTTCGCCCATGTCCGGAACGTAACCGGGTATTGAGGCTCCACGCCAAAGTTATCCGCAGGCACATCCACCCGCAGGCGGATCAGGACGCGTTTATTCAGTTCACCGGGGTCCGGCAGAATGTAGGTTGCGCTGGTCTGCGCCTGACGAATTTTCATTGCGGAAAGTACCTGTACGGGCCGACAAGCCAGCCAAAACTCTGCGGCATGTCGAGTTTTTCCACTTCCGTAACCGACGAGCGGTTTTCGTAAAAATGGCTGATAAGCATCAGCATCCCCAGACGAATATCATCCGGCAGGTGCAGCCCGTCCGGATCGCTGTCCGGAATGGATTCATCCGGTGCATAGAGCTTCCGGTTCAGATACGTTTCCGTCCGCTTTTGCGCCGCACAGGCCAGCAGTTGCAGATGGCGGTCATCAGCATCGAAATCCTCATCCAGCCGGAGTTGGGCTTTAATCTCTTCCATTGTCAGAAGCATACTCAGCCCTCTTTACTGGTCGTGGCTTTTTTCTCTTTTGTCGCTTTACTGCTTTTTGCACTGGTTCCGCGCTCTGCTAACCCGGCCTGAAGTGCAATCTCCTGCACCCGGGCAGGAAGCGCCCCGTCGTCATACTCACCGGCCCGAATGACCTCAACACGCATACCGTCCGGTGACCATTTCAGATCTTGTTTCAGGATCATGATTCTTCACCCGTCAGAACAGGGGGCGCGGTTCCGCGCCCCTGAGTGATTACGCCGCTGCAATCTTCAGCAGTTTGATGGCCTGCGAATCGACCAGCATCCCGCCGGTGCGCTTGGTGGTATAAAAACCGACAAACGGTTTATTGGTGTACGGGTCACGCAGAATGCGGGTGCCGATACGGTCAACGATGGTGTAACCCCGTTTGAAGTTACCAAATGCAATGGCTTTCGCATCAGCGGCGATATCCGGCATCTGTTCGTTTTCAGCGATACCGTAACCCGCCAGAGAGGACGGCTGCCCCAGTTCCAGCCCCGGACGCCACAGATAGTTACCCTCGCTGTCTTTAAGCAGACGGATGGCAAACAGGCTGTTGTTGTTCATCATGAACTTCGCGCCAGTGCGGTGTGCCTTACGCAGCGTGTAAATCAGTTTGATAATGGCGTCTGCGGTCACCGCAGTCGCTTCGCCGGATACAATATGCTGAAGTTTGCCGAACGCCCGGACCTTATCGGTTTCATCAGTGGATTCATACGCCAGGAACCCTTTCGGCTTCTTGGTACCATCGCCGGTGGTAAAGGCAATTTCTTCCTGTTCGGCAAATTCGGTTGCCAGCTCGCTGTTGATCCATGCTTCCACGTTGAAAAAGGCATCATCCAGCATTTTCTGGGTGGCCTGCGGGTTACCGTAGATTTCCCCCATGAAAGGTTCAATCAGGCCCAGTTTTGAGGTGGCAGTCTGGGAGCGCGCGTCAGTCTCGCCAACCCATCCGGAAGCCGTGCCGCCCAGATTCACCAGTTTTTTGTAGTCGGAACCACCAACGGTGATCACCGTGGCTTCCTGGCGCATCACCACTTCATCTTTCAGCAGGGTGAGAATGTTGCGATCCAGTGCTTCCGGCACGGCATAGCCGCCGTCTTCATCGGTGCCCACCTGTAATGCCTTGCGCTCCAGATCGCGCAGACCATCTTCACGGCCTTTACGCAGGAAGCCCACAAACGCTTCTTTATGCTCGGTGGCCAGTTTATTTTGCGCACCACCTGCCGGACGTTTCAGCTCAAGCAGCTCTTTTTCAAGATCGCTTTTGAGGTTTTCCAGCTCGCTGAGTTTCCCGTTCAGGGTTTCCACCTGCCCGGCAAGTTTGCCTTTTTCCTGCTCAATCGCATCCACGCGCTTGTCGTTCTTTGCTTTGAAGTCGTCAAACTTCTGCTGCAGCTCCTGCGCGACCTGTTCGACATCTTTAATATCAACCGCCATCGTATTTCTCCTGATTAGAAGTTCAGATTTTTCAGTGCATTCAGTGCAGAGCCCACATCCTCAGCGTCGCGCAGGGACAGTGCGCCATAGCCCCCGGCCATGAATGCTTTGGCCTGGGTACGGGAGAGTCCGACATCTCGCAGGACTCTTTCGATTTTTTTCTGTTCGGGGATTTCCCCGCGGGCCAGTGCGTTCTTGACGTCGCTGATCCGCGCCTCGTCGTTAGACGGGAACGTCACCAGGCTGACTTCCCAGAGGTCGATTTCTTTCAGCAGAAAGGCTTCTTTGCTCCGGTCGTATTCCCAGTCTTTCAGGACGTACCCAATAGAAAGGCCGGTTAACGAACCGGCCTTCATGTGTGCATGTGCGCGTTTTGCGAGGGGATCATCATCAATAAGCAACCGTCCCCTGACGTAAAGCCCGACATCGTCTTCCTTCATTTCGGTGTAAACACCGATGGGTTCATCCATGCGGTGCTGCCAGAGCAGCGCAGGTAACGCTTTTCTGTCACTCCACGCCCGCAGGGAAGCAGCAAATGCCCCGGACATCACCACATCATCGTGGCTGTCCTTTACACCAAAGACGGAGCCATACCCTTCAAACTCACCGGAGTCACTGACAGATTTCAGACTCAGCGGTACATCAAGACGTTGTTTCGTCTGCATTGGCGTTATCCTTCTGCTTACCGGCTTTACTGCCATCGGAGGGTTTCGTGGTCATGTTCATCGGTGTGAGATAGACATCACCACCGGGACGCGGATTCATATCTTCCAGGTCGCGGCAGTCATTGGGAGAGTAAATTCCCCAGTTGATCCCGGTGGCGTAGGCTTCAAAACGGGACTTCATATCCCCGCGCAGTAACGCCCCGGCGTTAAATTTGGCGTAATAAACGCCCTGCTTACTTTTTCGTACCAGTCCGGTGTTGATCCGCTGTTCGATGCGGGTCAGATACGGCACCAGTGAATAGTTGATAAATCCCAGCCCCAGCTCTTCGATATTGTTGAAGGTGGCGCGATCGGTGTTCTGCACCATGTGCAACGGCACCCGGAACAGACGACAGATTTCTTCAAGCTGAAACTTGCGGGTTTCCAGGAACTGGCTGTCCTCGGCGTTCAGCGCCATCGACTTCCAGTCCAGCCCCATCTCAAGGATCATCGGGCGGTGAGCATTGCCAAGCCCGGTGTGACGCTCCTCAAAATCTTTCTTCAGGCGCTCATAAGCCTGATCTGACAGCGTCTGCTCTGTACGCAACACACCCGACGTCACCGCGCCATTGCTGAACAGTCTGGCCCCGTGCTCTTCGGTCGCTGCCGCCAGCGATATTGCCTCGCGGGCATAGGCGATGGGATTCAGCCCCACCAGTCCGTCCAGCGTCAGCGTGCGCACATGCCAGATATCCTCCTGGCTCAGTACATCCGTGGAGCCATCCGGGAATGTGACCTGATAGACCGGCTCCCAGCTACTGTTAAGCTTCGGTACCACACAGCCGGGATCGACGGGCAGCAGTTCAGCCACTTCGCCAAATGCTTTCACTTTGTAGGCGTAAAAGTTTCCCCGCAGGCACAGACAGGTGACCACCAGCTCCCAGAACTCCTGCGGCGTCATATAGCCATTGGGATGCGTGGAGATCAGCTTATGCAGACGTTCGCCAGTGGCTCTCTGCTTCAGGCTGCCGTTCAGGTGATACAGGTTGCAGGGCAACATCCCGACCGACTCCGCCAGCACCCTGACACAGGAAAAAACCGCCGTCAGTCGCATGGCCCGCTGGCTGCTGATCTGCTTTCCGGTATAGGTGTCGTAGGACAACCCGATAGCATCCGCCAGCTCTGCTGGCGTGGTCACCGGTGCGTCACTTTTTCTTTGAAATAATCCCGAAAAGAACACTATTTACCTCCGCCGACAGACGACTGTGTACGGTCGAGATATCGCGCCACCAGCCACGACCAGAACAGGCACAACGCCCCGGCAACAACAAACCCCGCCGGGGGATAAATCAGCCAGGCACCATACGCCAGCAAAAGCGCCCCCAGCACGCCCACCAGAGGCGCGAGAATCAGCATGATCATAATTACCTCAGTTAAAGCGAGCGGATCCCATAGGACTCAATGTGGTCAGACAGCGTGTCTTCTTTCTCGTACAGCATGGCTCTGCCAACCGCCATAATCAGCGCAACTGCACCATCGATTTTGTTTTCCGCCTGCTCTTTGACGGGCTTCACCACATCATCGTTACCCGGAATGGTTTTGCCGACCACGTTGCCGATACACCAGGTCATGATGGGATTGCCATCATGATGAAAGCGCCCCGATTCAATTGCCGCTTCCAGCTCTTTCATCGGGTCGGACATGTTGGTGTAGTTCTGAATGATAGTGATGGGGTTCAGGTCTTCATCAGCAAGATCATGTGACAACCCGGTCGCCCCGAAGGGGTCGATGGGTGACTCACTGACCGGGCTGATTTTGTTCGCCGCTTTGGCCTCCTCGAGGATGTAGCGATAATCCACCTCCGCACCATCGGTAACGGTCAGAACGCCCATTTCCACCCATTTCTGAAAGCGTTCGGCTGTCCGTCGATCTTCATTTTTCTCGACGCTGTACACCGTGTCATACGGTACCCAGAAACGCGGGGCCACACTGTAGTAATGCGTTTTACCGTCAATCTCGCGGGTATAAAGTCGCGCCATGCTGTTCATATCCAGCTTACGCGCCAGGTCAAAGGCCAGAATGCACGGCTGCCCCTCGAACTGCTCAAGGGTCAGTGATTTATCCTCGCAGCTCTGCCAGCTCACCAGGTTGAAATACGCCGAACGCGCCGACACCCAGATATTGAGGTGTTTTGTTTTAAAGACGTTTGCCAGACGGGCGTTATTTTTCGCACGCTGCTGCTGACTTAACAAAAATTCGCGATAAACCGACACGCCAATATTTGGATTGGCTTTTTCCAACACCTGCGGGTCGGTCCAGTCGTCACCTTCATCAACGGTATAGATGATCCCGAACAGTTCATCGTTAGGCACCGAGCCGTTGAGCATCTCGATGACTTCCCGCCGTTTGTCGTAGCACGGCCCCTCAATGTTGTACCCGGCGGTAGTGATAGCCCACATCAGTGGCTGACGTCGCGCCCCCATCCCGGTAAGCATCGTGGTGTAAAGCGCATCTGTGGCGTGCTCGTGATATTCATCCACCACGGCACAGTGGGGTGATGAACCATCACCGGGGTTACCGATCAGCGGTTCAAACCGCGCACCATCCTCCGGACGGTTCATGTTTGAGGCGTTAACCTCAATCCCGAACGCTTCCGTCAGCATGGGTGTGCGTTTACACATCAGTCGCGCCGGGCGAAAGACTTCCCACGCCTGTTTCTCTGTCGTGGCACCGGAATACACTTCCGCGCCAAACTCGTTATCACAGGCAAAACAATACAGGGCGACACCGGCAGAGATTGCCGATTTGCCGTTCTTACGGGGGATTTCGGTATACACCTCCCGGAAGCGGCGCAGCCGGGTACCTTTATTGACCCAGCCAAACGCACAGCAGATCACAAAGAGCTGCCACGGCTCCAGCGTGATGGGCATCCGTTTGAATGCCCACTCACCCTTGGTATGCGGCAACAGCTGAATAACTTTGGCGGCCCGTTCAGCCAGGTCCTTGTCGAAGCGGTAACGAAACGACTTACTTTTTTCCGCCATCAGGTCATCAAGATGGCGCTGGCAGGCCTGAATCACAAACTGGCAGGCCACAATCTTTCCGCGCACAACATCACGGGCATACTGATTGGCAGCATTTACGTTGGGGTGAGATTTCCGGCTCATGACTCGATGATTTTCAGAAACGGGTTAGTGGCTTTCTTCTGCCCCGCCAGGCCAATCAGACGCTGGCGGCTGCTGGGGTCGAGTCCGAGCATTGCCCCCGTGCTGCTCATCTCGGACTCCTGTTCTTTTTTGGCGGTCAGCTCCGGATTTTTGACCCTGCCGCCCATTGCACCGGTGATGGTGTTGCCCTGTATGGCAATATTTTTCACGGCACGTCGCCAGAACTCATAGGCCACGCACCACCGCTCAAGCACCGCGAGGTCAGTCACGCACAACAGGCCCTGACCGCAGAGTTCTTTGGTTGTCAGTTGCCACATGATCGTGGCGAGAGGGAGATTTTCTTCTGCGAACCACTCAGGTGGCTCAACACCTTTGATGGGCGTAAAAACAGGTTCATCTTTATTCAGGGCTCGCTTGCCGGGGTTTCCGGCCAGCGCCTTGCGCGCCGTTGGCTTGGGGCGACGCCCGGAACGCCCCGCCGTTCCAGCCATATGCGGCACTCCTGGTTAAATTTCATTTTTCGCGGGTATAAAAAAACGATGGGGCGGGCAGTCCGGAAGACGTCAGGTCACAGGGATTGGACCCGCCCCTACCCTCAAACAGTTGAGAATTATTATCACTTAAGCCGTTCACGGGCCGTCTTCGCCTTATGACACGGCCAGCACAAACTCTGCAGATTGCAGTCAGCATCAGTGCCGCCATGCGCTTTAGGGATAATGTGGTCAACGGTTTTCGCCTCACGCACCACACCGGCACGCAGGCACAACTGGCACAGGCCTTTGTCACGCTTCAGGACACGCGCGCGGATACTGTCCCACTTCGAACCGTAGCCGCGCTGATGACGGGATTGTCCAGGTTTGTATTGCTTCCAGCCTTCGCTTTTGTGGCTTTCGCAGTAGCCTGAAGGGTCCGTGGTTGTAGAGCGGCAGCCGCGAACACGGCAGGCTTTTGGGGTTCGTGGGGGCATATGTACTCCAATGAAGAAACCAGCGAAATAGCAGCCTTCATTCGTAGTAAACCTTTTTCATCAACGCAGTAATGGATTCTTTGAAGAGTCGCAATCAATACAACTCACTAATGGAGAGACTTGTCTCACGCATGAGACAAATTTCCCGTTTGATTTAATGGACACTATAGAGGGACAGAATGCCTTCCTCACTCGAATCACATCAATTAAGGAGGTTCAACATGTTTCATTCCACAAGTCATCAGGCTGTAATTATGGCAGCATCAGTTTGTGCCACAGACCTTTTCCGCTTCACTTTGAGCCTGATTCATTTCTACCTGACCGGCTCGCCTCTATCTTTTTAATCCCCACTTTATCCAAATTGCATTGCCAGAATGCCGACAACAGACTGACATTCAAATCCTGACTACCTCCAATAGGCTGAGCATCCACCTATATAGTTTTAATTTTCATCAATCCATTTAACTATCGTTTAATTGTTGTCACATAGGATTCTGCCGTTTTTAACAATGCAGGATAATAAGATGAAAAAAATGTTGTTTTCTGCCGCTCTGGCAATGCTTATTACAGGATGTGCTCAACAGACGTTTACTGTTGGAAACAAACCGACAGCAGTAACACCAAAGGAAACCATCACCCATCATTTCTTCGTTTCGGGAATTGGACAGGAGAAAACTGTTGATGCAGCCAAAATTTGTGGCGGCGCAGAAAATGTTGTTAAAACAGAAACCCAGCAAACATTCGTAAATGGATTGCTCGGTTTTATTACCTTAGGCATTTATACTCCGCTGGAAGCGCGGGTGTATTGCTCACAATAATTGCATGAGTTGCCCATCGATATGGGCAGCTCTATCTGCACTGCTCATTAATATACTTCTGGGTTCCTTCCAGTTGTTTTTGCATAGTGATCAGCCTCTCTCTGAGAGTGAAATAATCCCGTTCAGCGGTGTCTGCCAGTCGGGGGGAGGCTGCATTATCCATGCCGGAGGCGGTGGTGGCTTCACGCACTGACTGACAGACTGCTTTGATGTGCAACCGACGACGACCAGCGGCGACATCATCACGCAGAGCATCATTTTCAGCTTTCGCATCAGCTAACTCCTTCGTGTATTTTGCATCGAGCGCAGCAACATCACGTTGGCGCACCTGCATGTCAGTAATTGTCGAGTTCGCCAGCTTCAGTTCTCTGGCATTTTTGTCGCGCTGGGCTTTGTAGGTAATGGCGTTATCACGGTAATGATTAACCGCCCATGACAGACAGACGATGATGCAGATAACCAGAGCGGAGATAATCGCGGTTAATCTGTTCATACCTCAATCTCTCTGACCGTTCCGCCCGCTTCTTTGAATTTTGCAATCAGGCTGTCAGCCTTATGCTCGAACTGACCATAACCAGCGCCCGGCAGTGAAGCCCAGATATTGCTGCAACGGTCGATTGCCTGACGAATATTGCCGCGGTCAATCATCGGTAAAGCGCCACGCTCTTTAATCTGCTGCAGAGCTACAGCGTCCTGGCTTTCTGGAGAAAAATCTTTCAGGCCAAGCTGTTTACGGTAAGCATCCCACCAGCGTGAAAGAAGCTGGTAACGTCCGGCGGCTGTTGATTTGAGTTTGGGGTTTAGCGTGACAAGTTTGCGAGGGTGATCGGAGTAATCAGTGAACAGTTCACCACCAACAATAACATCATAACCGTGGTTACGTGTCGGTTGTCGCCCGTTATCCGTTCCTTCTGACCAGGCCACCATATCAAGGAAAGCTTTACGCTGAGGATTTAGTTCCTGCATAAATTACTCCTTCGAGCTACCAAACTTGTTACCGATTACTCTCATTGCCGCACCACGAATAGCATCGACCCCGATCAGCCCCACCCCACCACCAATAGCAACAGAAAGTGATTTAGGCCATCCGACATACTCAAGCGCGGATGCAAAGGTCAGTGTCAGAGCGCCACAGAGCAAAATCTCGAGCGTTTTTCGCTTCCAGCCGCCACCGCCACCAAAATAGGCAATACGTAAACCAGCCATAACGATCGACATAATTACTGCGCCCAGTGGTGTGTCTCCACGCCACCAGCTCTGTACCAACTCCAGCCAGGTATTTGGGTTATGAGGCATTTCGTCATCTCTCACCTCGCGATATTTGCGGGTGCTGTGTTGGAAATAAAAAGGCCACGCAACGTGGCCACCAGAATTATTTCCCCACCAGTTCACTTACCTCTTTCACCGTCTGATTAAACCGCTCTGACTCAAGTTCAACACCTAACGCCCGACGCCCCAGCGCCATTGCTGCTTTTATTGTGGAACCGGATCCCATAAAGAAATCAGCAACCAGATCACCAGGTCGACTACTGGCATTGATTATTTGCCGGAGCATATCCGCCGGTTTCTCGCACGGATGTTTACCCGGGTAGAACTGAACGGGCTTATGCGTCCAGACATCGGTATAAGGCACGGAGACTGATACGGAGAAATAGCGCCGGAGAGATTTAAACTCATCCAGCAATTCAGAATATTTGCGATTCAGTGAATCATAAGATGCCACCAGCTGGTGGTGTGGTTGTTCCAGTTGTTGTTCCTGAAACTTCTCTGCCGCTATACGGGAAAACAGTGCCTGTAACTTCCGATAGTCAGCCTCATTCGGCAACTGCCACTGACTGGCACCAAACCAGTGGGAAACCATATTTTTCTTACCTGTGGCTTCGGCAATTTGTTTTGCCGTTATACCCAGTTCGGCACGAGCATCCCTGAAATACGATATCAGCGGTGCCATTATGTGCTGTTTGAGTTCCCTTTCTTTTGCCGCATAGTCGTCACTTTTGCCGCGATATGGCCCCTGGTAATGTTCAGCAAACAGAACGCGCTCTGTGGCAGGAAAATATGCGCGCAGACTTTCTTTATTACACCCATTCCAACGTCCGGACGGCTTCGCCCAGATGATATGGTTAAGCACGTTGAAACGTTCACGCATCATGATCTCAATATCAGATGCCAGGCGATGCCCACAGAACAGGTAAAGGCTTCCGGCAGGTTTTAACACCCGCCAGAACTGGGCCAGACAGTGGTCCAGCCACTTAAGGTAATCTTCGTCCCCTTTCCACTGATTGTCCCAACCGTTAGGTTTCACTTTGAAGTAAGGCGGATCGGTAACAATCAGGTCAATGGAATCATCAGGCAGGGACTGAATAAAATGCAGGCAATCAGCGTTGATTAAACCAACACTGTTTATTTTTACAGTATTTTTCATGGATCAGTAAGCGTAACTCTGGTAGGCTCACTCTGCTTTTGCGCTAAAGCAGTGGGCCGTGGTTCGCTTGTGACCAGTAAGCATGAGCGAATGGCTGGCAGGTGCTACCAACACCCACCAGCCGCCCATTTTCACAGCAGGAAACCGCCATTACTGGCAGCGTCTGAATTTATTCCCGTACCCGCCGTTATCCTTCGCCAGACCCGCCAGAACTAACTGAGTCAGTATTAACTGGCACCGGGCTTCGCTTACTCCGGTAGTTCTCGTCATCATGCGTGGCGTTACCCACTTGTCAGCAGGTAAGAAATGAAGGACTGCGGCGGCGGTTTCTGTCATATCTTGCTGTTTTAGCATGTCTTTTTCCCTTCTGGTTAACATGACATACCAATAACTCTTGTCTAAAAAGCCAGCAAGATAAAAAGTCAGTATTCACGACCACCAGCGTGTTTACTGTGCTGCACCAAGTTTACAGGTACAAAAAAACCGCTCAGCGGCGGGTTTAAGTTGTGTGGCGAAGTAACCACTCTTAACACAGTAATCTAGAAAATGCGGACCGCGTTAGTGATTTTTATCTGTTTTTCCATTATTTTTTTGCCACACAGCTTAAAACGAAAAATAAAGCAGGCGTTGCCAAACCTCACGGTGACAGTTGGCTTAGAATGAGGACATATTTTTGGATAAGTTTGATGAGATTCATGTAGACATTGAATCTGAGCAGCAAGCCTTCGATTTGCTTGAAAGCTATCTTGATGGTTATGGTTTACCTGACAGTTTAAGTTTCAACGGATGGCCAAACCTTACCATCAGATTAACCGGTGAAAAATTCAACAGATCGCTAACACCTTCAGTTATGAAGGGATTTGTTGAAATGCAAGCTCAAATCAACAAATCATATGCCCTTGCCAAGTACGGTGTCCCTGACGTCCGCAAACTGACCAAAGAAGAACTTGATGCCCTAGAAATAGAAGTTACGGTAGAACAGGGTTCTTCAATAGTAGAAATCAACATTGATGGCTTTTTAACCAAACTCACACAGGAACTTGTTGGTAAAATGAACGCAACTGAGATCATGTTTACTGTTCTCGGCGCAGCAGTCATCTGGGGCGGAGTAACAGTATTTAAACGGTTCTTGGACAACCGTAAAGATATTCGCCTTGCAGAAATTGCTAAGGATGGAGAGAAAGAACATCTCCGGACTATGCAGATCATGAGCGAGCAAGAAACTAAACGCCTGCGGGTTATTTCAGAAATGATTGCGGAAAAACCACTTCTCGATAACATGGACCGTATGTCGTATGACGCTAAAACCCAAATGGTCAAATCCTTTGTGCGTTCAGATAACGCTCAAATTGATGGCGTTACTATTGATTCTGAAATGGCGAAAGAGTTGGTTACGAATGCTCGTAGACGTTCATCAGAAATGAGGATTGATGGTATTTACCGAATTGAAGAAGTCAATAATACTGACCCAGAGAGTTTCAAAGTTAAGGTCCGACGCGTAGATACCGACCAACGTCTAACCTGCGTAGTTCAGGATGTTTTCCTTGATGAATCCGGAAACAAAGAAGCATTGCAGCGAGCTGAGTGGGAAAGAAAGCCTGTACATTTGAGCATTAACGCAAAACACGTCGATGGTGACATTAAGTCAGCAGTAATTCTCTATGTTCGAGATGTGGAACAAAAGCCCGAGTAATCGGGCTTCAATAATCAATCTTTAATTTCGGGGTCCATCTCTAGACTAATTTCCAGCATCGATAGGCAGCCATCAATAAACCCCTCAGCCATCTGTATCTCAATGCGTATTAGTTTCTCATCCTTTTTACGAGCCTTGGCGAGCTTTCTTTTAGAGATACCGTATAGGTAATGGGCAACAAGAAGCGAATGTTCGTCCGGCCTTTTTTGCCTTAGACGAGCAAGACAACCTTCAATAATTAATGCATCACTATCTGAACATGCCTGACGTGTTTTGCTTGTATAGGGAAGAAGCCCTTTAAACCCAGCAGCTATAGGAGAATAGTCTACTCCTGAACTATCACTCGCCGCCCATGCTCCCCAACGATCCAGAACCATTTGAATATCACGCATCAACTTTCTCCACAAAATCAGGCCAGCACGCCAATTGCCAGCGCACGATCGATAAAACGAAATATCAGCTCCAACTGAGAGCCATACTTTTCTTCAAATACCACGGTATCCGCATGCAGCTCGTCGTGATGCTTTCTGCACAAAGGCAGCACGAAGAGGTCATGCGCTTTTGTACCCATTCCACCCTGACCGTGGCCTATCAGGTGGTGGGGATCATCTGCAGGCTTTCCACAACATGCACACGGCTGCGTCTTAACCCAGCGCGTGTACTTTTCGTTAACCCAGCGGCGACGTTTGGGACGTAACATAAAAGACTCCGGCGACTCCGGATCCACTTTCAGCGCCAGCACCTTTTTCGCTTTATCCTGGATGATGCTGGTGGCAGGAACCGAAGGCACAAGGTCACTTTCCCGGGTGACAGACGGCACAACAGGCTTCGGTAATCTCAGTGCCTTACGGGCTGCGCTTTCCGGTAAGGCATCCGCCAGGTCATTACGAACCAGCCACCAGCACAGTTCCGGCATTGTCACAACGTGACTGTCATCAAAACCGAGATCCCGACGCACGACAGACAACACCCAGCGGGCACAGTTATCCGTTGCCATTGATTCCAGCCGTTCCGTGAATTGATCGCGCAGCTGGTTATCGCAGTGCCAGCACAGACGGATTGCGCCCGGAGCATGTCGCATTGTGGTCATGTTCTCGCTGTGCCAGCTGGAATGAGGCCACTGACAGCCTTTTTCACGAAGTAACCAGCTTTCAAGACATTCCACGCCACCAGCACGACGGATCACTGCCTCATTACGGAACACGGCCCGAACGGCAGGATCATCCGCCAGTGGTTGTGATGCCGCCGGAACGGCACCACTGGCAAAAGATGAATAACGTTCCGGCTCAGGCTCCAGCAGGACACGCCCCTGCATAAACAGGGGCATCAGCTCTGAACCAGGCCTGAATAATACGATCCCCATACGCGGGGCAATTTCAGGGGTCAGTAGTGCTCTCACGGTCACCTCAATGAACGGTATCGAGCAGCTTTAACAGCTCAGGGAATCGGGATTCGAAGAAATGCGGCTGCGTCTCGCGCGGATTTGCAGGACTGGTAATGTTCTTGCCGAACATGCAGCCTTTCGCCGTCAGCGACCAGAATTTTTTGATGTTGTTAATCGCGGTACGGCTGTATCGTTCGCGTTGTTCAACGATCCCCAGCTTCGCCATCTGGTGATATGCCTGATTAGCTGTCAGGCGGATACCATACTGCCTCAGCAGTGCACTCAGTGACAGCGTGGGGCGGCTTGAGCCATCAGGCGCGTCAGCAGGAGCATCAATGGCATAGCGCGGTGCCAGATTCGGTAAGCCAACAGCCTCCTGGAGTTTCTGACAGGCACCAAGCACTGAAGAGTTAGACAGGTTTAATTCCCGGCGCATAAAGTCCAGCAGAATCACACCAGCCTGCATCTTGTCAGCAGCCTGTCCGGATAATTTTTCCGGTGCGCTGGTTACCATGTCGAAAGTACGGATCACCTTCAGATGGAATGACGGGCTGATCCACATTGCATAGGCATACACCAGTTCTTTGCAGACATACGTCCCCTGGTTATTTCCGCCACGAATAACGTTAACTGGCTCTATATTGACCGAGTTGCAAATCTGCAACTCGCTTATTAAACGTTCAGTTTGCTCATTGCGGAGCCAGAATGCAGGCTTATGCTTATCCAGAGAACCGGCAGCCCTGTGCAGATCGTTCAGGCTGTAACGCCCATAAGCATCACGACGAACTTCAATACCATCAATGACCATCAGATTATTCATACTTCGTTTCTCCTCTTGATCAGGCGGCTGCACCCGCCGTTTTCTCGTACTTACTGATAGTGATCTCGACCTTCCCTTCCGGGATAACCGGTCCCCACTCCACCAGCATTCTTTTCACCTGACTGTCGTCTTCCCACACACCCGCGTGGGTCAGGGCGTCAAACAGTGCCTTGTTATAGTTGTCCAGATCGCGGATCCGGTTATCCGGAGGAAACAACACGATCTCCACTGAAGCTGGTGCCGACGTTGGTTTCGGCAGACGACGTAACTGCTCAACTATTGCTGCGCACGCCGCGCTCTGGAATTTGCGCCCCGCCGCGCTTATCAGGCTTTTACCAGCAAACGCCCCTTTGTTAGGGTGTCGCCAGTACGTATTCACGCTGGGCGGGAAAGGCAGGATCAGTTTCATACTTTCAGGCCTCTCTCATGTAGCCAGTGGGTTGCACGCAGCCTTGCGTTTTCCTCATCGGCAAGCAGTGAGCGGATAATCCCGACAGCCTCGCTGTCGTCGTCCTTCACCGCGGTATGAAGCGTTATCCCCCGGGCCACGCCACGCTTTATCGTGATGACGCCTTTTTTCTCCAGTGCGCGAAGATGCTCCACCGCTGCATTCACCGAACGGTATCCCAGCATGGTTGCCACCTCCTGATTGGTTGGCGGGAAGCCACGTTCTTTCTGGTAAGAAATCAGCATATCCAGCACCTGCTGCTGGCATTGAGTTAACGTCGTCATTAAGCCCCCACGTAATTCCCTGACAGATACCACTCTTCACCTGATGCAGCCCGCTTACTGCTTTTCCGTAAACACCGTTCACGACGCGCCAGAAAATTGTTTCGTTCTGGCTGGGAGTGGCTTTCACGGAATGCCGCCATCCACACCGTTGCAGCACGACGGTATAAGCCCCTGGACTCCAGTTCTTCCGCCTGGCGGGTCAGGCACAAAATCACCCGCGGGTCGTTAGTGCCGACATAGAAATTGCGCACAGGTCTGGTTTCACGAACTGGTTGTGGTTCCGGCTCCTGCGCTCTCTCAGTCAGGCGCGGGAAATGTCTGCGTGTATCTCCTTCACAACGGTGAGCCACACGCCCACTCTGACGTAACTTGCTTGCAGACTGCAGAACGCGCTGCCGTGAGTAACCTGCAAAAGCATCCGCAATGTCTCCGGAAGTACACCCCGGATGGGCTTCAATGAATTTCTGAACGTCATTTAACAGACTCATGATCACCCCCTGAATCCTGCCGGGATCTGGCTGTAGTCCACGTTGTCGTAACTGGCTTTGAAGTACGGGTCTTCACGTTTTTCTGTGTGCTTGCTGACGGACGGCGATAAGCGCAGGGAAAGCTCATCCCATTTTTCCCGCAACTTCGACGGGCTGAGCACGTTACGGCACCAGAACGGATCGCGGCTGACGCGGCTGTACATCTCGCAGATTTGTTTGTGAGTACGACCATCCTGTACACACATCAGGCGAATTTCGTTTGCCCAGGCTGTCCAGTTCGGTTCTTTGGGACGAACCACCTCGCCGTCACATTCGGCGGCTTGCTCGTACAGGGCGATGATTTTTTTCCAGAGCCACTGTGCGCAGGTCAAATCATCCTGCGTTCCCCACTGGCGCTTTTTAGGGCTGAATACAACCGCATCAGGATGGCGAGTTAAAAAATCCTGTTCATCCGTCTGCGTGTCCGGTTGCGAAGCGTCCGGACGAGAAGGTTTTTTATCTGACGGATCATGTTTTGATTTTACTGACGGATCCCCGCCAGATTCTGACGGGTGAAAACCCGCTTTTTTGCCAGATTTCGACGCATCAAATTTTGACGGGTCAGATTTTGATGCGTCAGATTTTGACGGGTCAGAATCTGACAGTTGAGAAAATGCCGCTGCCTGAAGCTTCGCAACGTTAAGCTGATAAACATTCGACGCATTGCGGTTACCCTGGCGACGCGCCTTACGCGTTAACCAGCCTTCTGCTTCCAGCCGTGCGATAGCCGTCCTGACGGTACTCATCCCCGCGCCAATCTGACGGGCAATAGTTTCAATTGATGGCCAGCACACACCTTCGTCATTACTGAAATCAGCCAGGCGGGCCATAATTGCCACGCTGGATAATTTCATGCCTGATGCAGCGCAACCATCCCATACATAGCCGGTTAATTTAGTGCTCATGACCGACCTCTATTTCCCTGAATTTACGACGAAACTGTTCGAGCGGGCTGAAGCACTCATGCTCATAGCCTTCGCGGAGGTAGATAACTCGTTGTGTTTCCGGCTCCCAACGAATGACTCTGACGGGCACTCCGTAGTGATCTTTGAACCAGCGGTTAACTTGTCGCAAAGGACTGTCTCCTTTTGCCGGTTGAAATCACCCACAGCCCACTCAGCAAAGCTGTGGGTTACAATTTCCCTGTCACCTGGTACATTAACTGCATAGCAATACTCCACCTTCGCTTTTCCACCCGGTACAGGAAGCGCAATCAGTTGCGAGCGACGGTAGTGTGTTGTTAAACTGTTCATGCGTTAGTTTCTCCACAGTCACGACACGCCACGGCGCCCGGAGCTGCACACTCGCGGGCGTCATTACTTTCTGAAATGCAAAAGATTTTGTAGACCAGTGCTGCATGCTCCTGCAGCTTCGAAATTGAGAGATACAGCTCGTCGTTAATTGCTGTCTTCTCATGCGGTTCCACCACACCGTCTTCGATTGCCGAACGAATCTGTCTGAAATAACTGCCAATCTGTTCAATGACTTCCAGCAGGCGCTGGTTAATATCGGCGTTGTCCACATCCTCGACGTCAGGAAGAGACACAAAGACGCCATTTGCAGACTGCGCCACAGCGTCAGCAATGAAGTGAGTTCCACCAGCACGTTGCAAAATCATTGCCCATCCCAGCGGGAAAATCTGATCGCCATCGGCACGAAGGCGGTTAAATAATGCGTTTTCTGTTACATCCAGCCAGTCAGCTGCTTCAGCGTAACCACCCGGCAACGCTGCGATAGTTTTTCTGACAGCTTTCACGTACCACTCAGGCTGTTTTTCTACTTTCCAGTGATGCTTACCCACGGTTAGCCTCATCGTTCTGTGGTTTCTGTTAATCGATTTATCCATTAGATTTTTCATAAAGCTCAGGTTTAAATGGCAACCGTCCGCAAGTTCTATATGCAGCTTCTGCTGCACGTCCTTTTGGAATTAACTGGCCCGGACGGTTTCGCCACTGATAAACGGCTTCAGTTGTTATGCCGAAAAAAGCAGCAACTTTCTCAATACTGCCGAAGTAGCTTTCGATATCGTCAGTTGTCATACGCCCTCCAAACTAAGTTTTATTAGATGCTAATTACAAATCTATCTTTGGTCAATAAAAACTAAGATTACTTAGCAATTCAAGAAATGGTGCTCCTATGGAAACGGTTGGTCAGCGTATAAAAGCTCTGAGAAGAGTTACCGGAACGTCCCAGAAAGAATTGGGTAAATTTTGTGGAGTAAGCGACGTTGCTGTGGGGTACTGGGAGAAAGACATCAATACCCCTGGTGGGGAGGCACTTTCGAAATTAGCGAAGTTCTTCAATACGTCAATAGATTACATTCTTTATGGTGCTGAGTTTGAAGGCAAACTCGTCACAAACATGCGCAGAGTTCCTGTAATATCGTGGGTTCAGGCTGGGCAGTTTACTGAGTGCAGGGCAGCAGAAGTGTTTAGTGAAGTGGACAAGTGGGTAGATACATCATTAAAGATTGGTGATAACTCATTTGCATTAGAGGTTAAAGGTGACTCCATGACTAACCCTAATGGCCTCCCAACAATACCAGAAGGCGCAACAGTGATTGTAGATCCAGATGCAGAACCTCGTCATGGAAAAATAGTCATCGCTCGACTTGATGGAACAAACGAAGCTACAGTAAAAAAATTAGTCATCGATGGCCCTCAAAAGTTTTTAGTGCCATTAAATCCTCGGTATCCCAACATCCCTATCAATGGTAATTGCCTTATCATTGGTGTAGTCAAAGGAGTTCAATACGAACTCTAAGACCTCTCTTCTCTAACTAAGGCACCGAACTAAGAAAAGTTTGGTGTTTTCTCTTGCCATAATAACTAAGTTAAGTTAGATTTTATATCAAAGATAACGAACAGGCAGGACGCCCACGAAGTAGCCGCCTGGGGCATATGAAGTCCAGGATGATTCGTTAGCAACAAAAAAGCGCCCTACAGGACGCTTAGCTCTTTAACAATCTGGTCCCCATCAACAAGTAACTGATAACTTGAGGAGATGTGAAATGCACAAAACAGAACCCAAAATCGTCGCGCCTGGCTACACAGATGAGGAAATTTATGAGTGGATGACAAAGAAGCTGGCAGCTATAAACCAGCTTCGTGAAGTGCTGTCTTATCGACAGGAAACAATAGACTCCTTAAAAAAACTGGATCAGGAAATCACGGTTTTATCACAGGATGTTACTTTAGATATTGTGCAGACAAATTAGGATCCCATTCATTTTCGTCAAAATCATCAAAGTGATGAATTTGTGATCTCCAGTCTCGATAATCTAAAAATTTCTGGGCGGTTACGCTTATTTTATCAAGTGTGAGTTCATCCTGAATTGAAAGAAGAAGTTCATCAAATTTCATCTCATTAATCTGTTTTGGCATCCAGTGATGCTTCATCAGAATAAGGTGAACCAGAGCCTTTTTCCCATTCAACTGATTATAGGGAGTGCCGAATTTCTTCCGGTGCTCATGTAAGACAAGGTCCAGAAGAGTAAGTAATGTTGCCCTTGATTCAACTTTGCTTATTTCGACTGATGACACTACCCCACTGATTTCAATGCCCCGATACTTTCCAACATTTTCACAGTGGGATTTGTACAGCGTGTAGATATTACCGGACATTTCTTTTCCTTTTGCGTTGTTGGGGATAACCAGATTAACCGAATCCTTGTTGTTGGGGAATAACCAGGTCCACCTCGCCTGATGTGGCTAAAAGCAGGCACATAACAGCTAAGTATTTTCAACCAGAGAGAATCCTTAGCGTTGTGGTGAATGCGGCTCAGCGCACGCGGGTTAAGGTTGAGGCTGACAGTCGACCTTCTGTGGATACCCACCCGCCTGGTGTGCAACCTTCGCCAGGCACCGGGAGGCACCCGGCACCACAACTTTATGCTGTGTGTAGTCCTGGCGGTACCAGTTTGTACCCTTGCTTCCGGCTGGTACCGTCCTTTTTACAAAACAGAGAAGAGCATCACCGGACGACGGGCTCATAACCCAATCCATCCGGGCGGCTGCCACCGCAGGTGTTCTTCTCTGTTTTGTGGAGAAACTAACCGCCCCTACGGGGGCATTTATGGAAATGTAATTGACTCAATAATCGCCGGACGGTGAGGGCTTCCTTTTACCCGAATTCAGCGCGGTGCAGCGCATATACGTGGAGAACAAAATGTCATTTATTAAAACTTTTTCCGGGAAGCATTTTTATTATGACAGGATAAATAAAGACGACATCGTTATTAACGATATCGCGGTTTCCCTTTCAAATATCTGTCGCTTTGCAGGACATCTTTCACACTTCTACAGTGTCGCCCAACATGCGGTGCTTTGCAGCCAGCTGGTGCCGCAGGAATTTGCTTTTGAAGCTTTAATGCATGATGCAACAGAAGCATATTGCCAGGACATCCCCGCACCACTGAAGCGACTTCTTCCTGACTATAAACGGATGGAAGAAAAAATAGACGCCGTAATCCGTGAGAAATACGGGTTACCTCCTGTTATGAGCACGCCAGTGAAATATGCCGATCTCATTATGCTGGCAACCGAACGCCGCGATCTCGGGCTTGATGATGGCTCTTTCTGGCCTGTGCTGGAAGGTATCCCGGCAACAGAGATGTTCAACGTGATTCCACTGGCTCCAGGCCATGCCTACGGGATGTTTATGGAACGCTTTAACGAATTATCGGAGTTACGCAAATGCGCATGAATGTTTTCGAAATGGAAGGGTTTCTTCGTGGGAGATGTGTACCGCGAGATCTGAAAGTGAATGAAACGGATGCTGAATACCTGGTGCGTAAATTCGATGCGCTTGAAGCTAAATGTGCAGCACAGGAAAACAAAGTAATACCAGTGTCAACTGAACTGCCACCAGCAAATGAAAGTGTTTTGTTATTCGATGCTAACGGAGAAGGCTGGCTAATTGGCTGGCGTTCTCTCTGGTACACCTGGGGACAAAAAGAAACCGGAGAATGGCAGTGGACATTTCAGGTCGGGGACCTTGAAAACGTCAATATCACTCACTGGGCAGTAATGCCAAAAGCACCGGAGGCTGGAGCATAATGACCACTTTTACCGACAAAGAACTGATTAAAGAAATTAAAGAGCGTATCAGCAGCCTTGACGTGCGAGACGATATTGAGCGCCGTGCTTATGAAATCGCACTCCTATCTCTGGAAGTAGAACCAGATGAACGCGAAGCTTATGAATTATTCATGGAAAAGCGTTTTGGTGACTTAGTAGATCGTCGGAGAGCAAAAAACGGCGATAACGAATACATGGCATGGGATATGACTCTCGGTTGGATCGTCTGGCAGCAACGAGCTGGTATCCATTTCTCAACAATGTCACAGCAAGAGGTGAAATAATGGAGCCATACAGCCTCACACTCGATGAGGCCTGTCATTTTCTCAAGATATCCAGACCGACTGCCATTAACTGGATACGCACAGGGCGTCTTCAGGCAACACGCAAAGATCCCACTAAGAATAAATCTCCTTACCTCACAACACGACAAGCCTGCATTGCGGCTCTTCAGTCTCCGCTGCATACTGTCCAGGTGAGCGCGGGTGATGGCATAACAGAGGAAAGAAAATGTCACTCTTCCGCAGAGGTGAAATATGGTACGCCAGTTTCACATTGCCGAACGGTAAAAGATTTAAACAGTCTCTTGGAACAAAGGACAAAAGGCAGGCGACAGAACTCCATGACAAGCTAAAGGCTGAAGCATGGCGGGTCAGCAAACTTGGTGAAATACCTGATATAACGTTCGAGGAAGCGTGTGTCAGGTGGCTTGAAGAGAAAGCACATAAAAAATCACTGGACGATGACAAAAGCCGGATCGGATTCTGGCTTCAACATTTCGCAGGAATGCAACTAAGAGACATTACTGAATCAAAAATTTATTCAGCAATGCAGAAAATGACGAACCGGCGTCATGAGGAAAACTGGAAACTCAGGGCAGAAGCATGCAGAAAAAAAGGGAAACCTGTTCCAGAATACACGCCAAAACCAGCGTCCGTTGCAACGAAGGCTACGCATCTTTCATTTATAAAGGCCCTACTAAGAGCCGCAGAGCGTGAATGGAAAATGCTGGATAAGGCACCAATTATTAAAGTGCCTCAACCAAAGAATAAACGGATCCGCTGGCTGGAGCCCCATGAAGCACAAAGGCTGATTGATGAATGTCCGGAGCCATTAAAGTCTGTTGTTGAATTTGCACTGGCAACAGGCTTAAGACGCTCGAACATCATCAACCTTGAATGGCAACAAATAGATATGCAGCGCCGGGTGGCATGGATAAACCCGGAAGAGAGTAAATCAAACCGCGCAATTGGCGTTGCGCTGAATGATACTGCATGTCGCGTATTGAAAAAACAAATCGGGAATCATCACCGTTGGGTATTTGTGTACAAGGAAAGCTGTACCAAACCAGACGGAACGAAAGCGCCAACAGTAAGGAAGATGCGGTATGACGCAAACACAGCCTGGAAAGCGGCGCTGAGACGGGCTGGTATTGATGATTTCAGATTTCACGACTTGAGACACACCTGGGCAAGTTGGCTGGTTCAAGCCGGAGTCCCGTTGTCAGTGTTACAGGAAATGGGAGGCTGGGAGTCTATCGAAATGGTTCGTCGATATGCTCACCTTGCACCTAATCACCTTACCGAACACGCACGGCAAATAGACTCGATCCTGAACCCATCGGTCCCAAATTTGTCCCAGTCAAAAAATAAGGAAGGTACTAATGATGTGTAACTTATTGATTTAAATGGTGCCGATAATAGGAGTCGAACCTACGACCTTCGCATTACGAATGCGCTGCTCTACCAACTGAGCTATATCGGCCCTGAAAGGACATGTTCACGAACGTGAATCACGGTGGACAAGGTTAAAACTAACCGGGCGATGCGTCAATGGCCTTGTGAATCAAATGGCTACTTTTGCATCACCCGGTTTTATTTACGCACGAATGGTGTAATCACCAATGCCGATCCACTTGTAAGTGGTCAGTGCTTCCAGCCCCATTGGGCCACGCGCGTGGAGTTTTTGTGTGCTTACCGCCACTTCCGCACCCAGACCAAACTGGCCGCCGTCGGTAAAACGCGTAGAGGCGTTAACGTAAACAGCGGACGAATCCACTTCGTTAACAAAACGCTGGGCGTTGCGCATATCGCGGGTCAGGATCGCATCGGAGTGTTGTGTGCCGTGTTCACGAATATGGGCGATGGCATCGTCAAGATCGCTGACGATTTTGACGTTCAAATCTAATGACAGAAACTCATCGTCATACTCTTCGGCTTTAACAGCAACCACCTTCGCAGGGCCTGCCTGCAACTGCGCCAGTGCAGCTGCATCTGCGTGTAATGTCACGCCGCTTTCCGCCATTTGTTTGCTTAATGCGGGCAGGAAGCTATCGGCGATGTTTTTATTCACCAGCAACGTTTCAACCGTATTACATGTGCTCGGACGCTGAGTTTTCGCGTTGACGATCACTTTTAATGCTTCAGCGATCTCTACACTTTCATCAACGTAAATATGGCATACGCCTATACCACCTGTGATCACCGGGATTGTCGACTGTTCACGGCACAGTTTATGCAAACCAGCGCCACCACGCGGGATCAGCATGTCGATGTATTTATCCATACGCAGCATTTCACTGACCAGCGCACGGTCAGGATTATCAATCGCCTGCACGGCACCCGCCGGTAAGCCGCAGGATTTCAGGGCGTCCTGAATCACCGCCACCGTTGCAGCGTTAGTGCGACACGTTTCTTTGCCACCGCGCAGGATCACCGCATTGCCGGTTTTCAGGCACAGCGAAGCGACATCAACCGTCACGTTCGGGCGCGCTTCATAAATCACGCCAATAACCCCCAGCGGTACGCGACGACGCTCAAGACGCAGGCCGCTGTCCAGTACGCCGCCATCGATTACCTGCCCCACCGGATCGGCGAGGTTGCACACCTGACGTACATCGTCGGCAATGCCTTTCAGCCGTGCGGGCGTCAGTGCCAGACGGTCAAGCATCGCTTCGCTAAGGCCATTGGCTCGCGCGTCAGCAACATCCTGGGCGTTAGCGTTGAGGATGATTTCGCTTTGTGCTTCCAGTTCATCGGCGATTTTTTCCAGCACGCGATTTTTTTCGCGGCTGGAGAGTTGCGCTAATTTATACGAGGCTTGCTTCGCGGCAATGCCCATTTGTTCCAGCAT